AGTATTATTTCATGAGTTAGTACATGCGACTGGCCACAATAAAAGATTGAATAGATTTGAAGATACTAAGTCTATGAAATTCTTAGAAGGCAAGTCACACTATGCATATGAAGAGTTAGTTGCTGAGTTAGGCTCAATGTTATTCGCATCTAAGTATAACTTAGATGTTGAGTCTACAGTGAGAGAAGATCACATTGCATATCTACAAAGCTGGATCAAAGCATTAAGATCCGAAGACGGTACTAAGTTACTGACATCGGCGGCGGCCAAAGCGGCGGCGGCATTCAAGTACTACCATCAATCACAGCTTTAAACCTATAATTGCGGCGGGGGAATGACCCCCGCCTACCCCTCCCCATCCCCCGTAATAGAGTTTGATGTTACTAAATTTTGTGATAAAGAAAAGTATGTTTGACACATACTGAGCTATGCAAAACGATTTACCTATTGAAAATTTATCTCAAGAACAACTCGCCGATAGAGTTGAACAATTATCTTTAAAATATATTCAAGCCTGCCAGGACAATTTTTTATTGTTTGTAAAAGAGATGTGGCCTGATTTTATTTTTCGTAAAACTAATATCAAAGAAGATTTTGGACATCATCAAATTATAGCAAATGAATTTCACAAGATAGCATACGGAAAGTTAAATCGTTTGATTATCAATATGCCACCTCGTCATACAAAATCCGAGTTCGCATCTTATCTTTTCCCAGCTTGGTTGATTGGAAGAAATCCTAAATTAAAAATTATGCAAGTAACTCACAACGCAGAACTTGCACAACGATTTGGTCGTAAGGTTAGAAACTTAGTTGATAGTAATGAATACAAAGCAATCTTCGGTGATGTAAAATTAAAAGAAGATTCTAAAGCTGCAGGTCGTTGGGAGACCAACCACGGGGGTGAATATTTTGCTGCCGGTGTAGATGGTTCCATCACAGGTCGAGGTGCAGATTTATTAATTATAGATGATCCGCACACTGAACAAGCTTTACTATCTGATACAAGTTTTGAAAAAACTTATGACTGGTACCTATCGGGACCCCGACAACGTTTACAGCCAGGTGGTTCCATCGTCATAGTAATGACGAGGTGGTCACAAAATGATTTAACTTCTAAACTAATTAAAGCACAAGCAGAACCAAAAGCCGATCAATGGCGAGTGGTAGAGTTCCCAGCAATATTAAAATCAGGACAACCTGTATGGCCAGAGTATTGGTCATTGGAAGATTTGTTAAAAACAAAAGCCAGTATCTCTCCAATAAATTGGAATGCACAATATATGCAGAACCCTACTGCAGAAGAGGGTGCAATTATAAAAAGAGATTGGTGGCAACCTTGGAAGAAAAGAGATTTGCCAAATTTACAACATGTAATACAAAGTTATGATACAGCATTTAGTGCAAAAGAATCTGCTGACTTTTCTGCAATAACAACTTGGGGAATATTTTATCCTAATGAAGGTTATGGCTCCGCGATCATTTTATTAGATGCAATAAAAGAAAGATTAGAGTTTCCAGAATTAAAACAAATTGCTTTGCAACAATATAAATATTGGGAACCAGAAACAGTAATCATAGAAGCTAAGGCCAGCGGGCAACCTTTAATACAAGAATTACGTAGACTTGGTATACCAGTAATAGATTTTCAACCTGCACGAGGAAGAGATAAACATAGCAGAGTGAACGCGGTAGCCCCGTTATTTGCATCTGGTGCTGTATGGTATCCAGAAGATGAGCATTTTGCTATTGAAGTTATTGAAGAATGTGCTGCTTTTCCTTATGGAGAAAATGATGACTTAGTAGATTCTATGTCCCAAGCGCTTTTACGTTATAGACAAGGGGGTTTTGTAACAACTCCATCAGATTACAAGGACGAGCCTGTAGTTCATAAAGAACACAAGTTCTATGATTGATTTATAGTTATATACAGCATATAGTGTATTGAAATAACAGGAGTGTAATCATGGCTAGTAAAAAATTAAAAAGAGCTGCTACAGTCGCTGCTGGAATAGGCGCTGCTTATTTAGCATCACAAGCATTAGGTAAAAAGAAACCTACATCTGCAGAAGCAAAAGGTCTTAAAATAACAAGAGCAAAAAAATTCGGAGAATCTGACGAAGGTCAAATGGCTAGATTAGATGCCTCAGTAAAAAAAGGTTTAGATATTACAAGATCAAAACCATTTGAAGCATCTGATGACGCATCACCAGGAACTTATGAAAATGTACCAGCAAGTAAATTCTTATCTACTCCAGGTGGAATGGGGAGAGTATCAGTAGAACAAGCTGATGAGATGATGCAAGGTTTTGGTCCAATGGCTAAAGAAGGAAAATTTATTTCTAAAAAAATGATGAGCGGTGGATCTGTAGTTGCAAGAGGAAACAAATTAGCTAGAAGTAAACCTACAAAATTATTCTAATGTCTGGTTCAGGTGTTATCACCCAACAACTAGGATTAGTATCTCAAAAGTTAGGTAAAGATACTGATGCTATATACGAAGATATCTTTGGTGGCTTTTCTATGCCTAGAGATAAACTTACTAAGGGTGTTGTAGGAGCTGAATTAAAAAAAGGTGGTCTTGTTCGTGGATATGGTGTAGCAATTAAGGGTAAGAAAAAAATAAGAGTTTTATAATGGCTATTGAAAAAGATAATCAACCGACAGAGGATACTCTGCCTGAGACAGAAGCAACCGTTGAGTTGCCTGGTGAAGAAGGTGGAGAAGCTGTAATTGCAATCAACGAAGATGGTACTACACAATTAAATCCAGAAGTCGAAGCAGAATCTGAAGAAGATTTTTATTCTAACTTAGCAGAAACTATTGATGAAAGAGTTTTAATGAAACTCGGAACTGAACTTGTACAAATGTACAAATCAGATAGAGAAAGCAGACAAGATTGGGAAGATCAATATGTTAAAGGTTTAGAATTCTTAACTACAAATTACACAGCAGTTACAAAACCATTCCAAGGGGCATCGACCGTTACGCATCCATTATTATCTGAAGCTGTTACACAATTCCAAGCACAAGCATTTAAAGAATTACTTCCATCTGAAGGACCAGTAAGAACTCAAATCGTTGGTGTAGAAGATCCAATGAGAGTTCAACAAGCTCAACGTGTAAAAGATTTTATGAACTTTGAATTGATGGAAAGAATGGAAGAATATGTAACAGATTTTGATGCATTACTTTATCACTTACCATTAGCTGGATCTGCATTTAAAAAAGTTTATTACGATGCAATAAATTAAAGAGCAGTTGCTAAATTTATTAGAGCTGAAGATTTAGTTGTTCCTTATTTTGCTAATGACTTAATGGAAGCTGAACGTATTACTCATATATTAAATTTAACAGAGAATGAATTAATTAAACGTCAGACATCTGGTTTTTATAGAGATGTAGATTTACAACCAAACGATAATCCACAAAACACAATCGATAAAAAATATTCTGAGTTATCAGGCGCGAAGCCGAGTTATGGCAAAGATAAATTATTTAGAATTTTAGAAATGCATGTTGATTTAGATTTAGATCAATATCAATTTGATGATAATAAAACTGAAAAGAAAGTTAAAATCCCTTACATTGTGACTGTAGATGAATTGAGTGGAGAAGTTTTATCTATTTATAGAAATTATAGACAAGGTGATGAAGCAGTAAAAAGAATTGAATACTTTGTACAATATAAATTTTTACCAGGTCTAGGATTCTATGGTTTTGGTTTAGTACATATGATCGGTGGTTTAACTAAAGCTGCTACAAACGCACTTAGACAATTATTAGATGCAGGTACATTAGCTAATTTACCAGCTGGATTTAAGTCTAGAGGTATGCGTGTTAGAGATGATGACCAACCTTTTACACCAGGAGAGTTTAGAGATGTAGATGCACCTGGTGGAAATATACGAGATCAATTCCAAATTTTACCTTTTAAAGAACCAAGTCCTACATTATTTCAATTAATGGGCTTTTGTGTTGAAGCTGGACAACGTTTTGCAGCGATCAGCGACCCTCAAGTAGGGGATATGAACTCACAAGCACCTGTTGGCACAACAATTGCACTATTAGAGAAGGGTTCTAGAGTGATGTCAGCTGTTCAAAAGAGATGTTACAATGCAATGAGAAAAGAATTTAAGTTGTTAGCTAGAATTTTTGCTGATTATTTACCTCCAGAATATCCTTATGATGTTTATGGTGGTGAAAGAACCGTTAAAGCAGCGGACTTTGATGATAGAGTTGATGTTTTACCAGTTGCAGATCCAAATATTTTCTCAATGTCGCAAAGAGTAACACTTGCACAGACACAATTACAGATCGCTCAGACAAATCCAGCGATGCATAACATGCATGAAGTGTATAGACGTATCTATGATTCGCTTGGGACTAAAAATATTGATCAAATTTTGGTTCCAGAAGACTATATCAAAGCACCAATGGATCCAGCACAAGAAAATATGCGTTCTATGGACTTAAAAAACCTTAGAGCATTCCAAGGACAAGATCACGATGCGCATATTGCAGTGCATATGGCATTTATGCGAACACGAATGGTGCAAATTAATCCTGCAGTATACGCAATTTTACAAAGACACATCACAGAACACATTTCTTACAAAGCTAGAGCAGTTGTTAACATGCAAATATCACAAAATGCTCAAATGATCGCGATGCAAGGTCAAAACCCACAAGAATTTGCTTTACAAACAGAGGCACTAATAGCTCAAGCAGAAGCTCAACTGACTGAACAAGCTGTTCAAGTTGAAGAAGCTTACACTGCTTCAAGAAAAGATCCTTTAGTGTTGCTTAAACAAAGAGAATTAGATATCAAAGCATTAGAGATCCAACAAAAATCTCAAGAGTCTATGATGACTCAACAAAATGAAGATTTACGTTTTGATGAGAAGATGGAACTTGAAAAGATGAAGTTGGAAAACAAAGAAGAAGCTGACAAAGCTAAATTAAATTTAGAAGCAGCTAAACTTCAAGCAAACCTAACAAGGAAACAAAAATGAAAAAGTCAAAAAAGAATGTTATGAAAGATAAAGCAGGAAAAGCTTTAAAGAAAAAAGGTAAAGACGCTAAAGGGAGAGCGATGAAGTAATTCATCCACTTATAATTATGCCATTAAATAAAAAAGGAAAAAAAATTTTAAAAGCAATGAAAGAACAATATGGTTCTGATGCTAAAAAAGTTTTTTATGCTTCAAAAAATAAAGGTGTAATTAAAAATGTAGAAAAGAAAATGGGTGGTGGATTATCCGGCGGTAAACGTTTCGGCCCACCCCCTGAAAAAGGACCTAATCCACAAGGTTTAAAAATAACCAGAGCTTATTTAGGAAAAGAAATTAAACAACCAACAGAAACTAAAAAAGAATTTGGTACAAGACATGAAGTACATACAAAATTAAAAGAATCTGAAATTTTCAGAAAAGGTTCTAAGGTAAGTGATGCAAGTCCAATGTTAAAACAAGGCGGACAATTAAAAATTCAAAAAGCTAAGTATGGACTTTTGTTTGCTGTTCCAGAACTTTTTGAAAGATCTCAAACTGTAAGAGACATTGGAAGTCAATTAGGTTTAGCACCAAAATTTTTATCAGATAAATATAATAAACAAGCGCAAGAAAAAAAAGAAGAACTTGAAACAGAAGAACAAAAAAAAGGAACTATGAAGTTACCAGCACAAGCACTTGAACAAGGTGGTATGTCTTGTCCCTATAGACGAGGTGGAAAAACAAGTATACAGGGTGTAAGTAAGATACAGGTTAAAGGACAAAAATTTACAGGAGTTAAATAATGTTACAAGCAATTGCACCACTAGCTAAAATTTTATTTAATACTATTGAAAAATCAATACCTGACAAAGATCTTCAAGCTAAATTGAAAGCAGATTTGCAAACTCAATTAATGCAATCTCATACACAAGAACTAACTGCAGCTGCAAAGATTATTGAAGCAGAGGCTAAAGCTGGCTGGTTCGCATCGAGCTGGAGGCCCCTTTTAATGTACGTATTAATTTTTATATTAATATGGAACTATGTATTAGGACCAGTAATCTTATTCTTCTTTAAAGCTTCTATAACAATATCACTTCCAGGAGACGTATGGACACTTTTGCAGATTGGTCTTGGGGGGTATGTCGTGGGGCGCAGCGCGGAATCAGTTGCGAGAACTATGGCTAATAAACCACAACCTAAAGAACAAGAAAACGGGTAGTGAAATACTTGTTATTTCTGTTATTGCTATATTCTTGCAATAATATAAACTCACCTAACATAGATAAACCAATATTAAAAATAGAAAAAACATTTTAGAATGATGGATATAATAGATTACATAAAAAAGAAGATAATTGCTCCTAAAGTGGCAAATTTGACACAGACCACTACATCTGGTGTTGACTCTTTCGAGAAATACCAATATATTGTAGGTCAAATCAAATCACTAAATGATTTGCAACAGGAACTCACGGACCTGCAAAAAAAACAGGAGCTTATAGATGAAGACGACGAAGAACGAGGAGATACCTCCTCATAAGGAAGGCCTTTTAGATGCCTATAAATCTGAAGAAGAAATCAAGAAAACATTTCTAGATCCAGAATCATTATCAAAATCTGCAATAGAACGATTACCTCAACCAACAGGTTGGAGAATTTTAGTTTTACCGTGGTCAGGACCACAAAAAACTAAAGGAGGAATTATTCTTTCAGATAAATCACATGAGATGATTCAAATCACTACAGTTGTTGGCTACGTGCTGAAGATGGGAGACCTTTGTTACAAAGACGAAAAAAGATTTCCATCAGGCGCATGGTGTAAAGAAAAACAATGGGTGATGTTTGGAAGATACGCTGGAAGTCGTTTCCGAATTGAAGGCGGCGAAGTGAGAATATTAAATGATGACGATATAATCGGAACCATAGGGGATCCGCGCGACATCGAACATACATACTAAGGAGATGTAAATGTCAGAACAAAAACAGGAGCAAAAAGTAACAAGTGGAGAAACTGAAGTTGTTGTTGAAACAAAAGCAGTTGAACAAAAACAAAAACTAGTAAATGAACAAATTGAAGGTATTGGTTCAGAAGTAAAAAAACCAGGTATAGAAGGAATCACAGTTGAAGAAATTGCTGAAACTGATGAACCTATTAAACCTGTAAAAAAAGATAATTTATCTGAACACACGGATTCTGTTCAGGTAAGAATTAATCAGCTTACGCGTGCGCGTAGGGAAGCTGAACGTCAAAGAGAAGCTGCAGTTCAATATGCAAAAGGAGTTCAAAAACAACTTCAAGAATTGCAAAAGAATGTAAGCACTTACGACACACAATACATTAAAGAATTCGAAGCAAGAGTAGATGCAGAAACTGCATCTGTTAAAACTCAACTTAAGTCCGCAATAGAAAATCAGGATGCTGAATCTATTATGCAGGCTCAAGAAAAGTTGACAACTTTAGCTGTTCAGAAAGAACGTGCTAAACTTACAAATGCTGAGAGGGCTCTTCAGACGCAAAAACCTGAAGAAAAATCAACAAACGTAGATCAGCAAATAGCTAATAATTTACCGCCTGAACCATCAAGAAAAGCTCAAAAATGGGCAGAAAATAATACTTGGTTTGGTAACGATAAAATTATGACTAATGCTGCATATACAATTCACGAAGATTTAGTAAGTCAAGGGTTTGACACTGAAAGTGATGAGTATTATACTGAAATTAATAAATTAATGAAGGATTCATTCCCTCATAAATTTACTGATTTACAGGAGCAACCACAGAAAAAAATCGTCCAAACTGTTGCCCCTGCTGGTAGAACCAACTCAGGACGCAGAACTGTGCGACTCACCAAAGCACAAGTTGTTATGGCTAAAAAATTAGGGGTGCCACTAGAAGAATACGCTAAATACGTGAAGGAAGGAGCTTAATATGGAAGACATAAACAAAACCTCACGCGCGACAGACGAAAGGTCAACAAACGAAAGACCAAAACACTGGACGCCTCCATCATCTTTGGATGCACCAAAGCCTAAGGATGGATTTGTACATAGATGGTTAAGATACGAAATTGCAGGATTTCAAGATACTGCAAACATGAGTAAACGACTTAGAGAAGGCTATGAACTAGTTAAATCTGAAGAAGTTGAAAGTGGATCTCACAACTATCCTGTGTATGACAAATCACATCGTTATGCTGGGTTCATTGGGGTTGGTGGCCTTGTTCTGGCAAGGATACCATTGGAGATTGCAAAATCACGCGCTGAGTATTTCGCAAGAGTTACTCAAGACCAAATGACCGCTGTAGATAATGATCTCATGAAGGAACAGAATCCGGGAATGCCTATTAATATTAATAGACAATCACGTGTAACTTTTGGTGGTGGACGAAAAAAATAATTTTTTTGTTATACCATCGTAACTAAAAATAAAAACGGAGAAAAAAACTATGGCAAACATAAATGAAAAGTTCGGTCTAAGACCGTACAGATCAATTAATGGAGCTCCATGGAATAACGCTCAGAACAGATATACAGTAGCAAACAATTTATCTACTGCTATATTTCAGGGCGATCCAGTAAAACCAACAACTGCGGGTAACGTAACGTTGGCTAGATCAAATACATCTGATCGAATTATTGGTGTGTTCAATGGTGTGTTCTATAACGATCCAACAACACAAAAGCCTACTTTTAGAAACAACTATCCGGGAAGTATTGCGGCTGCAGGAATTACTGCATTCGTAGTAGATGATCCGAATACAGTTTTTTTAGTAGATGCTAATGCTGCTTTCACAAGAGCAGATCTATTTAGGAACTACTCATTAACTAACGTTTCAGGAAATACTTTAACTGGTATTTCTGAAAAACAATTAGCTGTTGCAACTTCAGGCATCACTACAACTTTCGCGGTTCAAGCAATTGATATCCAAGAAGGTGCTACTGATTCTGATTCTTCAACATCTGGTGTTAATGTATTAGTAAGAATCAACAATCACTTCTTTAGAAGTGGTACTGCAGGTATATAATAAAGGAGACAAATTATGGCTATCTCAAGACAACAGTTAACAAAAGAGCTAGAACCGGGTTTGAATGCTTTATTCGGACTTGAGTACTCTAGATACGAAAACGAACACGCGGAAATCTTCGTAACAGAAACTTCAGACAGAGCGTTTGAAGAAGAAGTTATGTTATCAGGTTTCGCTAGTGCTCCAGTTAAGCAAGAAGGTGCTGCGGTTGTATTTGACCAAGCAAACGAAGCTTACACTGCGAGATACACGCATGAGACTATCGCATTAGCTTTTGCTATTACAGAAGAAGCTATTGAAGATAACTTATACGATAGACTAGCTGGTCGTTACACGAGAGCGTTGGCAAGATCAATGTCAAACACTAAACAAGTTAAAGCTGCGGCTGTGCTTAACCAAGCTCAGTTCACAACTGTAACTGGTGGTGATGGCGTTCCTCTTATTTCAACTTCTCACCCATTAGCAAATGGTAATACTTTCTCTAACAGATTAGCAACAGCTGCTGATTTGAATGAAACTTCACTAGAACAATCTTTGATTGATATAGCTGGTTTCGTAGATGAGAGAGGATTAAGAATTGCAGTTCAAGGTACTAAAATGATAATTCCAAAAGAATTACAATTTACTGCTGAGAGAATTCTTAAATCACCTTTAAGAGTGGGTACAGCGGATAACGATATCAACGCTATTGGTAATATGGGAATGTTACCACAAGGATACAGAGTAAATCACTTCTTAACAGATACTGATTCATTCTTCATTCTGACTGATATTCCTAACGGTTTCAAACACTTTGAAAGAGCTCCATTAAGAACAGCTCTTGAAGGAGATTTTGATACTGGTAACGTACGATTCAAAGCTAGAGAAAGATACAGCTTCGGCTATTCTGATCCTAGATGTGTATTCGGTAACGGAAATTTACCTACATCATAATAGTTAGGTTTGACAATCAAAGAAGGGGCTGGTGTTTACACTGG